TTTTAAATGACTACTAGTCAATGCCAGTTCAATTTGGAGTCATTATGAGAAGTTTAACATATTAAATGGCTCTCAATATACTTCTCATCGTTCATGTCTATTTCACTCTTAGTAGACCAATCGCATAACTGTTGAGCCAAAATATAATCATGTGTTGGGAAACTCAACTGTTTACCCAATATTTCATTTCTAATTCCAGCTATTTTAAAACCTATTTTTTGTTGACTTAATGTTCTTTCATCTATCATAATTTGCATTTTGGGTTTATTTTTCTCATATAATCCTTTTATTAAATCATAAGCAATTTTGTTTTTGCCACAAGACCAAGCCAATCCTATTAATCTAACACATTCCTGCACTGTTGAACCAACATTATGTGCATTTTTATAAATTTTCGGAATTATATCTTTATGATCTCTATAAGTGAAAATACTATCACCTTCCAAAACAAAATAATTCTTCAAAAAATTACACTCTAATGATAATGGTTCAATATTTTGATCCAATTTGGTAAAATATTGCTTCGCCTTAAATTCCTCTTTAAATTTCATTCTATAAGCATATTTTACCAATATACCAAATTGTTCATCATCAAGTTTTAATTCATCCTTTATTAATTTTAATAATGCCATTATTAAATCATCTCCATAAGTGACCCACATCAATGCAGAACCCAATTTAACATCAAATATCTTAAATTTTTCATAATATATAAAATCTATTAAAAATTCCACTCTAGTTGCTTTCATGTTATTTATTTCACTATTACCATATGCAGTTAAATAAGTTCCACTTGGCATAGTCCCCAAGAATAATAACATTGGACAATTTTTATCTTTTGTAACTGAAATTAAATTTCCAACATACCAAGTGGCAAAATAACAAAATAAAGTATAAACAAAACAGGCTTGATTAATTCCTGCTTGTAATAAATATTTCCAATCGATTTTCAAAAACATTTTAAAAACAACATACAACATATCATGTTTTGTGACAGACTTATCCCATTCTACCACATCAGCAGCAAACC